CCATCATCGACCAGCCTGTGTACGTAGGTCGTGCCTCCCGCGATACTCAACCAGGCGAGTGTGGCAGTCCATTGTTCGGTCGTGTGAATGGGGCGGTGATGTTGATGGGCATGCACGCTGCTGGGCATGGTGCCTATTTCGGTGCGTTGGCATTCACGCAAGACCAGCTCAATGAAATTGTGTCACACTTCACGTTTGCGCGCGTGACCACAGGTGAACCACAGTTGAAGGTGGGGGCTATCGAGCAGCATGTGGGACCCTCGCACCACAAAAGCCACACATTCTTTGAACAAGGAGTGGCTCTCGTTGTCGGCGCAGACCCCACTTTTCGGCCCAAGGGTGCATCCCGCGTGGCGCCAACGTTCATCGCAGACGCTATGGAGAAACGTGGATTTGTGACCGACAAGAAAGCACCCAACCTCAAATCGTGGAAACCCTTCTCGCTGGCGCTGAAAGATTTGCTGGCTACCAACAGGACGGTCGACATCGAGATTCTGCACGCTTGCGCCGAGGATTACGTCTCATCCATCTTGCCACATCTGCACAAGGATTGGAAGGACGACGTGCACTTCTACCCTGTGGACACTGCTTTGAACGGCGCGGATGGAGTTGCATATGTGGATGCAATCAACAAGAATACATCCGCGGGTGCTCCCGTCCATTGCTGTAAACGTCGCTATCTCAAGCAAGATCCCGAGACAGAGAAATGGTTCATGACTCCAGAAATGGAACGTGCAGTGGAGAAGGTGAACACCGCCTACCAGAACAAGGAGAAAGCCAATCCAATTTTCATGGCACATCTCAAGGATCAGGCCATCCCAGAGAAGAAAGTTCTGGCAGACAAAGTGCGCGTATTCGTGGGAGGCCCCATGGCCTGGACAATCGCAGTGCGTCAACGTCTCTTGTGGTTCATTCGGCTTGCGCAGTGCAACCGGCTCTTGTTTGAATTGGGCGCTGGCACCGTTGCCCAGTCGACTGAATGGGGCAGGTTGTATCAGTATCTCACTCATCACGGCAAGGATAGAATTGTGGCAGGAGACTTCGGCAAGTTTGACAAGCGAATGGGCTCCTGCTTCATCTTGTATGCATACTGGATCATTGTGCAGTTTGCACAGGCTGCTGGAATGCCACAGGATGAAATTGACGAGATCTGGTGCGTGGCCGAGGACACCGCGTTTGCGTTCACGAATTTCAACGGCGACTTGATGATGTTTATGGGTTCCAACCCTTCTGGTCATCCACTCACCGTGATCGTGAACAGTTTGGTCAATTCATTGTATATGCGCTATGTTTTCCGGCAGGTGGCACCTGAGGAAGAGAAATCAGCCTTCAAGAAGCATGTGCGCTTGTACACGTATGGCGATGACAACATCATGGGGGTGCGACCAGGTTCAGACTGGTTCAACCACACTGTGATAGCCGCGAAATTGGCCGAGATTGGTGTGGAGTACACAATGGCCGATAAGGAGAGTGAGTCGGTTCCGTTCATCCACATCGATGATGCTTCCTTTTTGAAGCGGAAGTGGAGATATGATGAGGATGCAGACGCCATTCTCGCTCCGCTGGAGGAGGATTCGATTATTGGTTCGCTGATGATCGGCATTGTGGAGAAGGACACGGTCCCCGAGGCGCATGCTGTTGCTGTGATGCAGGGTGCGCTTAATGAGTTCTTCTTCTACGGAAAACCCAAGTTCGAGGAATTCCGGAAATTGTTCGAGGAGGTCATCAAGGAGAAGCAGCTTGAAAGCTGGCTGGAAGGTGAGCTTCGAACATGGGACCAGTGCATGGCCTCATTTGAACGATCGTCGCGTTCGTTCGAAAAGGTGAAGGCTGTGTACACAGATGAGTGGCTGGACACTCTAGGCTAAGGCCGGGCAAAAACCAGTGCGCATGCAGTTACTGACTACTGACTATCGGGCGAGGATGTAGTAGCGTGGGTATGCGTACACTCACCAGGGCGTTCCCCAAAGTGTGTATTTACATGTGATCTAGGTTGGTGGATCAAAAGCCCCAAAAGTAGCCGCGTGGTATGAGTCAACCCGCGGTTCCACAAACAGACTTGCTGAACAACAAAAACAACAACAACAACAAACAACAGAAAATTGCAAACAGGAACAAAAAGTAGAAAATTCAATTGTAGAAAAAGAATGCATGTGTGTCCATTGTTTCGAAATGAAATGTGTGTTGCAGTCCGAAGAGATTGCCATTGTTGCTGAAGGTGGCGCGCAGACGGTGACTCAAGATTTGGTCACGTTCATTGAATCTGAACAGCAGAATGTCCCCGAGGTGGCACAGCATGAGACTGCCCTGGCCAAGGCTGCAACCATGGGTGTTGGCCATTTGGCAGACTATTTGTCTCGACCTGTGCGTATTTTGAATCGCACGTGGCTCGAATCTGACACAACTGGTTATGTCACGAAGATCAACCCGTGGTATGAGTACTTGAACTCACCCTTCATTAAGAAGAAGGTCGACAACTACGCATGGTTCCGTGCGAACTTGCACTTAAAAGTAGTTGTGAATGCATCTCCATTTTATTATGGTTTGATGATGGTGAGTTACAATCCGACACCCGATTTGACTGGAGCAAACGCCGGTGTTAATACGGATTCGTACTATGTCAATGGTTATGTTCAGCGAAGCCAGAGACCGCACATCATGGTAATCCCCCAAGATTCTTTGGGTGGAGAATTGACTGTGCCGTTTATCTGGCCCCGAGAGTTCGCTGATTTGCAGTCTGCAACCGAGATCCAGGCATTGGGAGAGCTGGAATTGGAGATTCTTGCACAACTCGCCAGCGCCAATGCTGTCGTGGGGGCCGGAGTCACTGTGCAGATTTTCGCCTGGTTGTCGGATGTCCAGCTTGAAACACCATCCCTTGGTCTCGCGCTGCAGTCAGATGAGTATGAAGAGGCGACTGGCCCTGTTTCTGGGTTAGCTACCTCGGTTGCGAAGTTCGCCAACCGTTTCACGGGTCTACCCTTTGTCGGTGAGTTTGCGCAAGCGACCGCTATGGGTGCCAGTGCGGTTGGCTCTATCGCTTCACTTTTCGGTTTCACGAACGTCAACGTGGTAGAAGCGGCAGCCCCTCGAAGGATCGTGTGTGCCCCCCCTTTGGCTTCAGCACAGGTCGGATTTCCATGTGAGAAACTCACGTTCGATCCAAAAGCTGAACTGTCCATTGATGGTGCCGCAATCGGTCTCAAACTTGAGGATGAGCTGGTCGTCTCGAAGTTGGCGCAAAAACAGGCCATCATGACGATCACGAGTTGGGTCACATCTGATGCTGTGGATGCCCAAATTCTCACGATGGGTGTCAATCCATTTCAATACAAGTTGTCGACCATCACGGGATCAAATGTACTTCGCATGCCGCCTGTGTCGTGGCTGGCAAACATGTTCGACAGCTGGCGCGGTGATCTGGTGATTCGCTTCGATGTGATAGCCTCACAGTATCATCGTGGCAGATTGCTGTTCACCTACGATCCTTCTGGAACTTCTGCAAACAACGTGGTGAACACGCCCAACCCTACGGGCATTATCACCACGCACATTCTGGATTTGGGTGTGGCGCGCTCGATTGAATTGACGATTCCCTACTCTCAGGCCCTCCCTTGGTTGAGAACGCAATATTCGCTATCTGATTCGTCATTCTATTCGCGCGGTTCTGATGCCACTTCTACCAACTTCAAGACGGATAAGAACTTCTTCAATGGCAATCTCACGTGTCGTGTGCTGAACGCTCTCACGGCTCCAGTCTCGCCGAGCACTGTTGCCGTGGTGGTGTCCCTTCGTGGAGCAGAGAATCTTGAGTTTGCCAATCCACGAGATCCATATGCCGCCATGAGCTTGTTCAAACCGCAGTCCAAGGAAGAAGTGTTCCCTGCAGCCGATGTCATTGAGTCCTTCGGCAAGCCCACTGTCAACGATCCGAATCGCTATCATGTGAATTTCGGTGAGCCTGTGAAATCGTTGCGCACCTTGATGCAGCGCTACGTCAGGAATGAGATATGGGTGTCCGATGCGGACACGACTTCAGTGGTACGCGTTGATCGCCATGTCATGACACGCTTCCCCATACCGTATGGATTTGATCCGTATGGTGCTTCAGCGGCAACCTCGATCGCAGCAACGGGTACCAAGAATGCCAACATCACGAAGACGCATCCATACAATTGGATTGCGCCAGCATTCGCCGGAGTTCGCGGGTCGTTCAATTGGTTGTTCGTGCCGGTCAAGACCAAGTCTGGCGAAGGTGTCATCGACGAGAACATTGAAATCAGCAGGGTGCCCGCCACGAGCGATGCGAGTGAAACCGACCAGCTCATCCTGCAAACCAATGCCAAGGTAACTCCATTGTCCGCGGCCTCAGGTGCGTGGGGCTCACAGACGTGGTGGGGTGACAAGCCTAGCAAAGGATGGTGGGCTTTCACGCGACCTGTCGAAACGGCTGGCCCACAGAACACTCTGGGTGCTAACATGATCGACCAGTCGTACACCACGGGTGGCGCCTCGCTCGCAATGACGAAAGTCACAGGCGGCTTATCAGTGACGCTCCCCCATTACGGAACGACGCTGTACAATGGTACCAACCCGCAGTTTATCACGTACCCAGACTACACCTATACGCGGGACAAAGCTGTCGAACAGTTGTTCCACTTGAATCGGTACAGTTTCCCAAGCAAGGGTGCTACTGCCGAAGCTATGTACCTGGACAAATGGGTGGGAGCAGGCAGTGATTTGTCGCTGCTCTTCTTCATCAACACGCCAACGTTCTTTGTGTACAATTCGCGTATGGCACCTGTGAACACTGCTGTCTAGATACGAAAACCAGACCGACTGGGATTAATTAAAGGGTGACTAAAACCAGACCGACTGGGATCAATTAAAGGAAACCACCAGACCAAATACTGGTTGAACAAAGGAAAAATCCTATCATGTGGTGATAGGTTATCTTCGGATAAGATCTTTGATCGTCATACCCCCATTAAGGAACTAGCTTGAGCTGAGATTTTTACAATCTGTTCCTCCATTGGGGGGGCAGAGGAATTTTACCTCAGACCACAAGCTTGTTTACCTGATGGGGGCGTAAGCCACCATTT